ACATGTCGAAGAGAAATCCGATAGCAAAAGTTCTAAGGACGGCGAGGTATCGTCCAAGAGTAATTCCAAACAAAAAGGTGCCGAAGCGGAAGCCGAAGCACCCGAAGAAATTTACTCCGGAGAAGGAGTAGATGTCGAGGTCGCTACTGTAAAAGTAGACGATCATTTAACGGATGAGGGTGACAAGGAATTGCGCCCAAAAACATCTAAACTAGCCGGAATAGTCAAAAAGAAGAAGTATGTCTAACCGGATATAATTGGATATAATTGGATACCCGAATTGTCGGACCCAAGGAGTAATAATGGCTAAACAACGATATCAACGTGTGGAAGACCCAACAGACAACCTGTCTTATGCGGAAGAATTTGCACAAGTCCACGGGCAACAACAACAGCCTGTAGAGCAGTTGGACGCAGAAGAAGAGTCCTACAAGAAACGCTATCAGGACATTCAACGTCATATCCAGACTGTGCGTAATCAGTCGGATGAGAAGATTGTAGCGATGCAGAAGCAACTGGACGATGCCACTCGTCAACAAATCAGGTTTCCAAAAACTGATGAGGAAGTCGAGGCTTGGAGTAGCAAGTATCCAGACGTTGCGAAGATCGTGGATACGATTGCCCGAAAGAGGGCTAACGAAGCCTTGGCTGAAGGTGAGAAACGTCTTGAGAAAGTAGAGCGTTTTGAGAAGCAAGTCCAAAAGAAAGGTGCTGAACAGCAGCTAATGCAACGGCATCCCGACTTCGCTGAAATACGGCAGGATAAGAAATTCCACGATTGGGTGGCTACACAACACCCATCCATTCAAGACAGCGTATACAAGAACAATACAGATGCAGATTGGGCCTCAAGCACCATCGATCTGTACAAGGCTCAGACGGGTGGCAGACGCTCTAATGGAGCAGCCCAAGCAGTAGGTCGCACAAGCGCATCTCAGCCGCCGTCTACTGGTAAAATGAAGTATTCAGAGAGCATGATCGATAAGATGTCTGATCGTGATTATGCCAAGCATGAAGATGCAATCATGGAAGCCATGCAAAATGGGAAGTTCTTATACGATCTTTCTGGTGCTGCACGGTAACTAAGTGGCGTTTGAATAAATTAACTATTGTATTTACCCGACCATTGTGTTATAATGGTTATATTGAACGACTTAAAGGTAGGACACTACCAGCCTATTTCGGCTAAAGTAGTATACCCCGCCTAACTCTCACAGATAATAATAAAATTAAGGTCTACCGGACTGAAGAGAACCGTACATTTGTACGCCACCCTCTAAAGTGCGCCATCATAATTTTAATTGTCTGATCTAGCTGTCTCTGCGCGTTTCTATTGCGAATGATTGTCGTTCTCAAATCGCATAACGTCAGAGATTTTCTTCAAGCCATTTCATTCAAGGAGAAATCATAATGGCATTTCAATCAGCAGCCTCTGGTTCAGCACTTACCGGCGGCATTAACAATTCGGGCGCATGGAACAACCTTACATCAGGTAATTTCAGCCCAGTAATTTACAGCAAAAAAGTACAGAAAGCCCTGAGAGCCTCTTCTGTAATTGAGGCTGTAACCAACACTGATTATACCGGCGAAATCGCCAACATGGGTGACTCAGTGAACATCATCAAAGAGCCAGATATCACTGTATCGGCGTATGCCCGTGGTACTGCCTTGGCAACACAAGCACTCACAGATGCTGCGTTTACTATGGTCGTAAATAAAGCGAACTACTACCAGTTTGCGATGGACGATATCGAAGAAGCGCATTCGCACGTCAATTTCATTGATTTGGCAACTGACCGTGCTGGCTATAAAATGAAGGATGCAATGGACGCAGAAGTACTTCGCCACATGGCGGGTTACACCGATGCGACTACTGCTCGTACTGCTCTGGAAACAGGATCGACTAAAGCCGATGCTGGTGCAGACAATGACGAACTTCTTGCAGCCAACAAACTGCGCGGCAACGCCTTCTCTGGAGTTTCTGGTGATAGCACAAAGGCTATACCAATTGCTGCAGACGGTGGTACTGGTATCATTACTTCTCCTCTTGAGATTATGAACCGTATTGCTCGGATGATGGATCAGGCGAATGTCGATACTGATGGTCGTTATATCGTTGTGGACCCAGTGTTCTGCGAAGTCCTTCTAGACACCTCGTCAAAACTCATCAATTCCGATTTCGGTGGTGGTGATGAACTGCGTAACGGCAAGCTGCCTAATAAAATTCGTGGCTTTGACGTTTATAAGTCTAACAACCTGCCGTATAAAGGCACTGGACCCGGTACTGCTACTGCAGCCGGTTCTACAGCCCACTACGGTGTTCTGGTTGCTGGTCATATGGGTGCAGTTGCTACAGCGCAGCAAATCTCTAAAACAGAGACTTTCCGGTCACCAGATACCTTCGCGGACATCGTCCGTGGCATGAATCTCTATGCTAGAAAAATCCTGCGCAGCGATAGCCTGTTCAATGCTTGGTACAACCTAGCCTAATAAATTTAGGGGCTGGCTTGTGCTGGCCCCTTTATCCCTTTTCTAAGGAATTAGTATGCCTAGTACTTACATCTCGCTATGTAATCAGGTCTTGCGGCGTCTAAACGAGGTGGAAATCTCTGACGCTGATTTTTCGTCTGTGCGAGGTGTACATGCACTGAGTAAGGATGCGGTCAAGGCTTCTTTGGCGCGTATTAATCAGGCAGAATTTGGATGGCCCTTTAATGCGGCTACCCACACACAAACACTAGTTGCAGGCACAGAAGAGTACTCTTGGCCTTCCAATTTAAAAACAGCAGACTTCAACAGTTTCCAAATACTAGAGGACGCTAATCTAGGTTCAAAGAACGCTACAATGGCTTCAATGGATAGAGATGAGTACTACAGATATCACCGCGACACAGACACTACCTCTGGCGCAGCCGGTAGAGGAGTGCCTACGCACATTTACCCTGCTCATGGAAGTGCATTTGGAGTAACCCCTACGCCGGACAAAGCCTACAAGGTAAAATTCAATTACTTCCTCAACTACACCGACCTCACTTTGTATGATGATGTAACCCGTGTGCCTACATCCTTTGACAGCGTCCTCGTAGACGGTGCGCTGTATCACATGTACATGTTCAAGGATAATGTAGAGTCAGCCCAAGCGTCCTATGTAGCCTTTGAACAAGGGCTAAAAGACCTACAGAGTTTGTACATCAACCAGTTTGATTACATCCGCGATACACGGGTCAGGTTCTAATGCCAGACCAGATAGCCTCATTAAAAGTTGTCTCTGCCGGTGGTCTTAATTCCAATGAAAATCATTTGGACTTATCCGATAATAACCCCGGTAGTGCTACTAGATTAGTCAATTATGAACCATCATTATTTGGCGGTTATCGGCGTATTGAGGGTTTCTCTAAATATGACAGTAACTACGGAGAAGTGACCGTAGCAGGACAGACAACTGGCACCGGACCAGTACTAGGCCTAGCCATATTTAAGGATGATGTAAGCAACTCCACTAAGATCATTGCTGCGCGTAAGGATGCTGGTGGAAGCACGTATAGTTTCTACTATTACACCGCTGGGATAGGCTGGAGAAAATTCACTCTGGATTACAGCGTAACTCGCCCAATGACTGCCAGTACCCTGACGGTCAGCAAGATACGCCACGCCCAGTTTAATTTTGGCACCGGAAATAAGATTTGCTTTGTAGACGGCGTTAACCCTGCGATTGTCTTTGATGGTGCAAACTGGGAAGAGATTAAATCGACTAACTCAGGCGGTTTTGCTGCAGGCGGTAGTAACACGGCGGGTGGAGCGCAGGCTTTAAACGCTCCGGCTCTGGTAGACGTATTTGAAAACCACTTGTTCTTGTCCGGACACAAAGGCACTGCAGCGGTAGTAGCCCATTCAGCCCCTAACGACCCATACACATGGACTACGGCTGCAGGCGGCGGTCAGATAGCAGCGGGTTACGATGTAGTCCAGATTAAGCCCTTTCGTGATAACCTGTTTGTATTTGGTAATAAGGACATCAAGAAGGTTTCTGTCAGTTCTGCCGGAGCATTCGTTTTAGAACAGGTTACCACCAACGTGGGCTGTGTAGCACGGGATAGCGTTCTTGAAATCGGTGGTGACCTTATGTTTTTAGCACCGGATGGTTTTAGACCAGTTGCCGGTACTAGTAGAATTGGTGATGTCGAACTTGAGACAGTCTCTAAGCCTATACAAGCCACTCTGGTTGACATCATCAAGAACAACGACATGGATACTCTCAGCGGGGTAGTAATCAGGTCTAAATCTCAAGTGAGGTATTTTTTTGGTGCCTCTACCGCTGCCAATGGGACCATCAGCCCATCTGTTGTAGACTCCGAAGGGATAATAGGCGGTCTATCTGAGGATGGCGGTTCTATTAATTGGAGTTTTGGACAATTACAGGGAATACGTGCGTCTTGTTGTACCTCAGATTATGTAGGCACAGAAGAGGTAATCCTACACGCTGACCATGACGGGAATGTATACAGGCAGGAAGTAGGCACCAGTTTTAACGGTGATGATATTGTCGCAGTTTATGCCACTCCTTATTTGGATTTTGGCGAGACTGAACAGCGCAAGGTAATTCGCAAGATAAACACCTTTATCAGAGCGGAAGGTCCACTAGAACTGCTCTTATCAGTTACTTACGATTGGGGTGATGGCGATGTCCAAGCACCTAATACCTATTCTCAATCCTCTACCGGTGCGCCTACCAGATACGCAGGTAGAAATATTAATTACGCAGCCGCCAACGTCCTCTACGGTGGTTCATCCAAACCAATTATGACTAGTGATATTCAAGGTAGCGGATTTGCTGTCCAAGCCACCTTCGTAACCGTTGGTCAGACAGAACCATACTCAATTCAAGGTATGGTTTTTGAATATTCAGTTGCAGGGAGACGATAGTCAATGGCGGGTTACACAAGGCAGTCAACTGCTACGATAATCAACGGAGCGGGTATTACTGCACCGCCTTTAAATGCGGAGTTTAACCAGCTTGTTTCGGCATTTAATTCTTCTAGCGGTCACACCCACACGGGCGGTACAGGAGACGGCCCACAAATACCCCTTGCTACATCTGTCACCGGCTATCTTCCTTTGGCTAATGGTGGTGTAGGCGGTAAGAACAACGTCACAAATTCTATTCCTACCGCAAATGATGATAGCGGAGATGGCTATGCACCGGGGTCTTTATGGGAGAATAGTAGCACTGGGCGTATTTATGTATGCGTAGGTAATACCAGCGGGGCTGCTGTTTGGCGCGAGTTAGTCCAGCAAGACCTTGCCGGTACTATGATCACAGACGTGGACATCAACGGCGGTGACATTGATGGTACAGACATTGGCGTGGCTTCTGTTGGTACTGGTGCGTTCTCAACTATTTCAGCAACGGGTAATATCACCGGTAATCTAGTAGGTAATTCCACTGGCTTGCATACAGGCGCAGTGACAGGAGATGTA